CATCACCAAAATCAGCTAAATTTTTCTTTGCGTCATCCCAACTGTTAGTAGTAACTTGTTTCCAAAAATTAGGGGTTTCAGTTTTTAAATTACCATATTGAAATGCTACGGAAGCAATAGGCGTTGCTTTATTTTTTGGTAATAACTCAAAATCAGTACCTGTTGTTTCTTTCCATTGTTTTTTTAATTTATTTATAGTTGTTTTTTTAGCAAACTCATTGACTATTTGTGCTTGATCATTAGTAAGAGTTAAAGGATCTTTTTCTAATTTTTTAACAGCAGCTTCTTTTTTTAACCCTAAATATGGTTTTAATGCTATCTGTATATCTTCAGGCAATCCTACTAAATCTTGTTCATTCCTTTGTCCTATATCAAATCCAGAAGCAATAGTTACGCCAGATTTTCCAAGTACACCATCTTTATCTTTTGGAACATATCCTTTAAGCTCAAAACCTTCTTGCTCTTTTATAAAATCAAAATCTATATTGCTATTTGGATCAACATTATCTGATGGTTGAGCAGCTAACAAACCATTACCATTAGGTTTTGTGGCTACATTAGAAGCAAGTAATCCACCTATAAATGGTATTTCTTTTAATTGTTCTAATAAACCATTCATTTAGTTTGCCTTTGCTAGTTGTCCGCCAAAGTAGAACTCTATAATAAGAGTTGCCCATTGGAATATTTCATCAAATTTATATAAACCTTTTACTGTTTCAAAGGTAGTGGTATCGCCTATACTAAATAACCCTAAAAAACTCCATCCTTCATGTGTTACAGGAATGATAGTTTCTACATCTAATAGTCCTGCTAGTGGGTATATTGCTACTAACGCTAGTATTACAATAATTAAGAATCGTCTATTCCATGCTGCCATTTTAGACTCTTTACTTGCGGCTTCTCTAGCGGTATCTATTTGTAATTTCTTAGCAGACATAGCTTGTAGCATTAAACTCTGCTGATCATGTGCCTGTTTAGATTTGATTGCTAGTAGTTTAGCAAAGAATCCTAATGCTATAGGGATAATATGTGTAAAAATTGTCGTCATTTTATTCCGCAAAAAATTTGGGTACTGGGGTTTGTTAATCTATTCCAGTAACTACTTTGATATTAATGGGTGCACCCCCCTCTCCTGTTAATTCTGTAGTATTTTTTTCTGACCATTGAGCACGAGTCTTAAGCCAGAAGATCATAGAGGATGTATCTCCTTGTTTAGCTTTCTCAAACAATGTTCCTGCAACCGCAGCGTTAGCTTCTATACGACCTTTCTCTAATTCTACCTTGTAATACTTGGTAAGCGTATCGTGAGATATATTAAGCATAAGGGCGATGTCTTCATACCTAGTTCCTACTATAGACATTTGCGTAACCTGAGATGCGGTATGCGGGGTTTTAAGGTGTGGCGGTCTCCCCACTTTGCGAACCTGAGATTTTTTCTTATTTGCTAGATCAATTTTAAAATCAACCTTTCCCGCGTCAATAATATTATTTTCTTTTTTCATATTTATTTATTTAATTGTTAAAAGTATTTGACATTGCTTAATACATAATGTTAAAATTATATTACATTTTAACCTTGGAGCTTGTGCTATGAAAATTTATAAAACTGCAATAAAAGAAATTCTTAAAAAAGGATGGTCTGTTACTGTATATGATGATGAATATATATTATCAGATAATAAATACTGTACTAAATACAATGAAATTATTAATGATATTGAGTGTTGTGAAATAGTACAAGTTTATATTACAGATCAAAATAAAAATTATATTGGTTCATTTTCTGTAATTGATGATCATACATTTGATGATGATGAATATATAAACGATTATACAATTAGCAAAGATAATCAAGATTATAATAACTTAATGAATAACTTATATAAGGATCAACAATCATGAGTAACTTAGAAAAGCTTTTAATAATACTAACTATCTTAAATATTCCCTTTCTTTATCTAATATTGGAGGGGAAAATTTTCCCAATTGGTATTTAATAAATATTATAACGCTTATTAAATACGCTAAAATACTAACTCATTGAATTTAAAAGGATTAAATAAAATGAAAACAATAACAATTTATACCAAAAAGGAAGCATCGTTATTAGTAGGAAATACAACAAAAACTAGTAAGATGCCTTGTAAATCTTATTCTTTACCTACTGAGAATTGCATTACAGGTTCCAAGATGGCAAAAATTAAAGGATCAATCTGTAATAATTGTTATGCCAATAAGGGAAATTATCATAGATTTAAATCTAATATTTTACCCACTCAGAAAAAAAGATTACATTCTATAAATCATCCTAAATGGGTTGATTCTATGATCTCATTAATAGGTAAAGATTCTTTGTTCAGGTGGCATGATTCAGGCGATATTCAATCACTTAATCATTTATCAAAAATATGCGAAATTGCAATTAAAATGCCAAATACTAAATTTTGGATTCCTACAAGGGAATATAAAATAATTAGTGATTATGCAAAATCTAATATTATTCCTAGTAATTTAATTGTTAGGTTGTCTGCCATGTTTATAGACAAGGCGGTAAAAATTCCTAAATCCTTACAAGGTTTAAAGAATATTACTGTATCGAATGTTCATACTAATAAACCAATTGGTATTGAGTGTGAATCTTATAAGCAAGGCGGTAAATGCTTATCATGCACTAAGTGTTGGGATATTAATATCCCTACAATATCTTATAAAAATCATTAAAGGGTTTTAATTATGACAATAACAAAAAATTACAATGGATCAATAACAATTACAGATATTAAAAATAATCAATATCACAAGCAAATATATTTTTACTATCCAATTAAAGAATGTAAAAAACTATTTCAACAATATTTAAAAGGGGTTTAATTATGAGTATTTTATCTAATGCTGAAAAAAATTATAAAGGTTTAAGTATGAATCAAAAAATTGCAATTAAAAAAATGTTTAATGAATATCTAAGCGAATGTTTAAAAGTTATGGAATATAACGAAGCGGTTATTTTTGCAAGGCATAAAGTAAGCCAAAATTTAAAAACTACTAGCGATATATTAAAACTAAGAAAATAACTTAAAACTCTAATAATTAAAGCCTGTAATCATCCATTACGGGCTTTTTTTTGTCTACTTGATACCTATATACCAAAAATAAAAAAAGACTCTCAAAGAGCCTTATATAAATTTTAAGCGAATTAATCCCTTAATACTTACTATTATAAACTAATTATATATATTTTTCAATAGTATATAGAAAGAATGTTATATATTTTTAATAGATAAAATAATGGGCTTTTTTATTATGTAATGATAAAATCATTTATTAAGAATGATCTTTTAAGAATGCTCTTTTAATAATAAATAATTTGAGGGAAATTTCTTAAGGTCAAAAGCATTTATCTATAAAGAATGCAAGATTTTATCATGATTCAAAAAAGTTTCCTAGTCTTCTGTTATTAATAAAATAAATCACGCAAACAATCTTGATAAGTAAAATAAATTGTACAATTAATTTAACTTGTATTAGTATTTTTCATGAAGTAAAAACTTATTAACAATATAAGGAATAACAATGAGTAATAATAAAAATAAAGAATGGAATCCATGGGAAAAAATAGACAAGATGATTCAAGAAGAAATGGAATCTGAAAAAGAATTTTGCGAACGATTGCAAGACGAGTTAAGGGAGAGTGAAGATGAATAGATCATGGTACACAAACGATTGGGAAACAACAGGATGGGTATTTAATAAAGCCTTAGACGAAGTAGAAGTACCTATAAATATTTTATATGACATTGAATATGATGAGGGTAAATTCCCTGTTATATGCAGTACAGGATCTTACATTGATGATGATGGGTATGAGCAAGACTATCTGCTATCAGATGATGAGGTTGATAGAGCATATGAGCATATCTATGAAGCTATGCAAGATGATCCAAGAGATGAACCTGATTATTATATGGAGGAAGCGTAATGAAAAAATTAGAAAATGATAGTAAGAGAAATGAGATAGCTAAAAAAGATTATCTTGATAGTATACAAGATCAACCTGATGATCATAAAGATGTACAGGATTGGATGGATATATTATCTGGAAAAAATGTTCCAGATGCTAATCCGCATAACAAAGAGTTTGCACTTTTAGTGCGTAACGCAATTTTAAATAAGGAGAAATAAATGCAAGATCAAACACAACAAAAAGAGTGGAGAAAAATTATTAACATTGAGGACATAACATTGGATTCTACATTAAATGCTTTGGAGGTAAACATACCTACACTAGCAAAGAAACTGAATGTTACAAGGCAATGTTGTTGGCATTGGGGTAAGAATGAGATCCCACTAGGTCGCAAGTATCAGATAAGAGAAATGATATGGGAGAAATTAGAAGATGCTAGAGAAAGCTGAAATATTATCAAAGTTTGAAAAGGTTTATAAGTCAGGCGAAGATGAGTATCAATGTTTATGTCCTGCACATAATGATACATCTGCTAGTTTAGGTCTGAAGTTTAAAGAAGATAAACTGATTGGTAATTGTTTTGCTGGATGTTCATGGGAGGATGTTATAAAGAGTGCTGGATTATCTTGGGATGATGTCATGCCTAATAAATTAGATAATCAATGGAAGCCTAAAAGCAGAATTAGGTTTAATCCATACGCAGTATTAAAAGCTATTAAGGATGATGTACTATTTCTTGCATTATGTAGTAAATCATTAAACAACCATGAGCATTTAGCAGATGAAGATCAAAAGAAACTGTTAGCATTAACAGGAAAGTTAAGAGAAATATATGTCAACATTAAGTGATAAATTAAATAAGATGGTAATCAATGATAGCGAGATAGGAAACTATTTTGAGGAAAGAGATACCTCTGAACATACCAAGATCAGAAGAGCAAAAGATTATAGTCATGAGGTTATGGATTATTTTACGGAGGATGTACAAGGCGGTAGACCATTACCTTTTACCAAGTTTGATAATCTATTTAAAATAAGAAACCATGAGGTAAGTATTGTTACAGGATTTTCAGGACATGGTAAATCCGCATGGCTTAATTTTGTTATTTTAAAATTTTTAAGAGAACATAAATGTTTAATTGGATCTTTTGAAATGCAACCAAGAGCTACGCTAGGAAGAATGTTGCAACAAACTAATAACTCATCTCCAACACAAGTAGCAATAGATAATTTTTTGCATGATGTAAATGATAATTTATTTCTTTATGATAGTGAGGGTGAAACATCTCCTGAAAAAGTATTAAGTGTTATTTATTATGCTAAAGAAAAATTGGGCGTAGAGGTTTTTGTTATAGATTCTCTTACTAAAGTAGGAATTAATTCTGATGATTATAATAAACAAAAAGAATTTATAAATAAGCTTTGTGTGTGTGCAAGAGATATAGGTATACATATATTTTTGGTAGCACATAGTAGAAAAACAATGTCAGAGAATAATCAACCTAATAAAATGGATGTCATGGGATCATCAGACATTACTAATTTATGTGACAATGTTATATCTGTATTTCGCAATAAATCTAAAGAAAAAGATTTAGTGGATATGTCAGAAAAAACAGATGAAGAGATACAAAAAGTTATGAATAGCTATGACTGTTTTGTAGAAATAACTAAGCAAAGACATGGTGTAGGTTGGGAGGGTACAGTAGGTTTATACTTTGATCCTAAAACATTTAGATATAAGGAGTCAAGATTTGGAACAATCTAAAATAACTATAAATGAATTTTTAAAACAAATGAAAAAAACATTTGGTCAATTTGAATACAAAGCTACTAGCAAGGATGGTAGAGTATTTAAATCACAAGGATATGAAAAAGCAGTAAGTAAAATAAATTTGACAAAAAGAAATTAATAGTTTATACTGTATCAACAGTCAATAAATTGATTGTTATTTATTAACCTTTAAAAATAAGGAAACATACAAATGAATTTATATGAAAAAAAAGTTGCTGATGCAAAAAAGAAACATGGTGAATATTGGCATGAACATCAATCAGAATATGTATGGCTGACTATAGATCAAGACCAAGCTCAAGCTATTGTTTTAGAAATTCTTATCGAAGCTCCTTTTGATGAAGAGCAAACATTTGGAAAAACTTATTTTACAAACGGAAGTTTTTTTGAAAGCGATTGGGAGGAGGATAATCCTGAAATTACATTATCCGATTTATCAGAATGGCAAATTATGAAAGCCAAAGAAATGTGGAAATTATTATAAGAAATAAAAGTTTGACAAAATAAATTTACGAGAGTAAAGTAATACTTAGTAACATTTTTATTAACCTTTAAGAAGAAGGAAGATACCATGAGCAAATCAAATCAATATGCACTTGAATCTAGTATTCAAGACATAGAACAACAAGAACAACTCCACGAACTATACTCCGAGATAGAAAAAGCAGAAGAGCGTAAGCGTATTCAAGACTTACAACAAGCCTGTAGGGGTGAGTTTAATCTATTCGCAGAGATCAAAAAGTTTAACAAAATATATAAGGAATCACTATGAGTAAATATCAAGAT